ACATGGCATTTTTGGATTAGTTGATGTTTTTGAATTATATACTATTACTCTTTAATATTGATGTCAGGAGCTTCTATAGAATCATTATCAAGATCCCACCAATATGAAGTGTTATGATTGTTTTCTTGTCTACGTTGTTTACGTTCTCTGTACCCTTCATCGAATAGTTCCTGCATCTCTGCAATCACTAAACGGTCAAATACGAGTCTCGAATACCATACGTTCTGAAAAGGTATATTGTTCTTAGCCACATTAATAGCTTCAGCTCCATAGCTTGATTCACGTTCTGATAAATAGGCTTCTCCTGCACCTGATACCATTGTTCCGAGACTCATTGCATCTTTAAAAGCAGCAGGAATAATAAAGTCCTTAACACTACGCTCTGTAGGATCGGCTGTTGCGCTCAAAGCATCAGCCAAGAAGCTAGCAGACCCTCCTTTAACTATTGATTTTAAATAGAAATCTAGTGTTGTAGGATCATCTAAATCTTTACCTTGTGTTAGGTTTTGGATCTGAGCAACGATAGCACCCATAAAGGTTGTATAAGCAAATAACTTAGCTAGATATACAAACTTCTCTTGTGGTGTACCTTGAGCCATAGCTCTAGTCCATTGACGTGTAATCATAGCAAGCGGAAATTGTTTAAATTGCATAAAGAATCTAGTTAATTCGTTTGTCATCGTTCCACGTTCACGACCTAGACCCATCATAGTAGTTTCTCTAGCCCCGACCTCAAGAACCGCTGCATTAGTCTCTGTATAAACATGATTCATATATTTATTTGCTAACTGTTCTTTTAATCTGAAAGCATGGTCAGCTAGTTCTTGAGCTGTATAGCCTGTTTTATCAAAGTTGTAATAGTTAAGAATATCTTCATCTGACATTTTAAATATGTCTTGATTGGTTATAAGCTTTTCACCTGTTGGAGCTTCTGTTCTTGTAACAAGTTGAAGAGCATTCCATTCATGTTCAGTGATACCACCACCTTCAAGCATCTTCTTATCTTTAGGTCCAAGTTCAGCCCATTTCTTAGCTGAGTTCAGATTAGATACATGATGCATAAGGGATACACCAAAAGCACGTTTAGCTGAAGCTGTAATATGGTTTAAGCCTGAAGATCTGATAACTGCATTTGCAATCTTTCTTGTATTGGTATTGGCTTTAGCTAGTTTAGTAGAAGCTGATGCTAAATCGTCATCACCGAAGCGCACAAGGGCATTGGTCATTTCCCTTACACCGAGTCCGATAGAGATAGCAAAGTCTCTGTCTTCTTTATTGGCAAACTGTTTTAGATGTTTTCCGAATACTTTTGAATAAGCCATTCCATGCATTTCTGAAGCTAATTTCATAGTTGCCTGATCTGAGAATGCTGTAATAAAAGCACTACCCATCTTAGTAGCAACGGTCCATGATCTGAGCATACCGCCTACTTGAGCTAAGTTGCTGTCGATTGGAAGAGCTTGTCCTGCTAATTCATCATAGTGCTTGTTAATTAGAGCTGCTTGCTTTTGAATCTTACGATGTTCTTTAACGTACTTTGGATCTTGCATCATCTGATTAAGCAGATCATGTCCAAGTTGTTTGACTAATTTTTCAGGATTGCTACCAAACGTCTGCATGAGTCCAATTTCTGTTGCCATACGTCTTACATGGTTAGATAACAGATCATGGAAATTTACTTCTCCAAAGTCTTCTTGATACTTCACCCAAGCATCCGCATCTTTAAAATGCACTTCCCTATGATGTTGGTGAAGCCCCTGCATATTCATCCCTACAGGTAGATCTGTTTCCGATTGAACCAAGTGAGCCTGTACTGAAGCCTTGTTATGTCCTTCTGATGCAATGGTGTGATAGACAGCTTTTAGAACTTCAGCTATTTCAGCTTCAGTCATACGGCTACCATCTTCTTTTCTGTACTTGGATCTATCAGTTAAAGGTAATGTGTACTTAACCCACGCGTCCTGTCCTGCCTGAATGACTTTGTAATGACTATGAGATTGAGGAATACCGTAGTTAGCAAGCTTCTTAATATCACCGCCATAACGGTTATAGTGGAGTCTGAGCTGTTCTAATGTGTCTTGTACTGACTTAGCTAGTCCTGCAATTTCTGTATCACCTGAAGGCTTGCCAAAGATCTCTTTAACTAAAAGTTTTACTTTATCTGCATCTATTAAATAGCCTAAGCCTTTTTGAGTTTTAGTAAATACATCTGCCAAAGCTCCCATATATCGAACTTCAATAGCCTGTATGTTGTGTTCAACTGATTGAATACCTGATTGATCAGTATGCATAACCAATTTGCGATTCATGGCTTCTAACGGATTAAGCTTTGAATGAGAGGTCAGTTCATAGACCAATTGTTCACGGATCTCTAAATCATTAACAAGATTGGTTACTTCTTTAATATGCTGATCGGTATAGTTCTTGATTGCTCGATCTGCAATTGCTTCAGCACGTTCTTCGTCTGACATACTCTTCCAGGCTTTAATGTCTTCGGAAGGAAGTTCACGACTTGCTTTGATAAATTGTTGTTCTAACAGATCTGCTTCTTTATCAGATAGTTTTCGTCCTAATTCAGCTTCTACGGCTGATTTACATTTGTTCTTCATTCAATTCTCTTATTCTTTTTATGCTGCTTGTTTTAATGCACACTTGGCTAAGGTACTCATTGCTTTAGCCATCATTTGTATATTGTCTTGTTCACGGATTAGTTTGTCTTTCCATTGAGCTGCTGTCAGATCTTCACCTGTCTTTTTAGAAGAGATAACCAGGTCAGGATTAGCAATTAATTTATCTATAGTCTGCTGCCCTTTAGGAATCTGAGATAGGTATCCAAAAGCTCGACCTTCATCAAAGATACGATCTAAGGCTGTTTCTAGTTCTTTATTGCCTTTATGGTCTACAAAATTACTCTTATTTGAACGTCCTACGTGAATAGATTTAGTTTGATGTGCATCATCTACCGTTCTACGCACGTATGAGCCACGATATTGAAGCTCTTGAACTGTATTTCCATCCTTGTCTTTATAAGTACGTGTCAGTTCTTTATGGTATTTATTGTCTTCCCATCGTTGACGCTCTTTCCAGTCTGTTGCAATGCTTTCGTCAGGTTTAAACTCTTTTGCAGGATCATCTATCCTATCCTTCACTTTAATCGTATTTGATGTATGAGGTACTGATACAGTCTCACTTTCTGCAAAAACATCATCAATCAATTTACTGAGTTCTGCATCTGACATAGGTTTGTAGTTTGGATCAGGAAGATCAGGAACTAGATTTCCATGTTCATCTAATACCATGTTTGGAAGGTCTAGCTGTTCTGTTGTCAGATCTCCTGTTACTTCGTTCCATGCACCTTTTTGTTCAAAAGCAGCTATATCGTGTGGACTGATAAACAAATCATCTACTTCAGGAAGGTTATCTAGGTCTAAACGATCTACTGTACCTTCATAGCTTGATTCAGGTTTAATAGGAGCTTGTTCTACATTTGATTCTGTTGCAGATTCAAAAACATGGCTTGTAGGTTGACCATCTACCATATTGGAATAGTTATTCGCTCTAGCTTCATGTGATTGCCAATCAAAAGCTTTACCACTTTTTAATTTAGACTGACCTCTAGCCCATCCGATAACTGATCCTGTACCACCTAAAGCAGCTCTAGCTTCATTATTAGATATATTCTTTTTATCGAGGAAAGATTGTTTCCATTTAGGATTAGCTTCTATTTCTTTTCTTAGAAATTCGAATTGAGCCTGTAATGATTCATTAGTACGTTTAAATGTTCCATCTGCATTTACTAAACCTTTAGCTGTCATGTGTGCTTGTAAAGCTTTAGCTCGATCACCTTGCCAACTAAAGATACCACCATTCTGTTTATGATTCGCTTCATCTTTATGGAAACCAAACATCGTACTGATATTAAAATCGTTCTCTCTCCCTAACTCCCCTATCAAAGCTCTAGCTTGTGCAGGACTGAATCCTGCTGCTTGTGCAAGTTGATATGTATCTTTAACAAGTTGATCTTTCTTGGGAGCTACAGGAGCTTTAATATCAATTTTATTAACTGTATTGTTAGAGCTATTGTTTTGTTTATTACTTGAAACAACATTATGATTAGTTTGAAGATACTTCTTTACATCATCTAAGGTTTTAAGTTGACCACCTGTAGCTTCTGCTATGTTGACCTTCTCCCCTTTCATCACCTGTTCAATCGCTTGATTGATATTAGTTTGATGTTGAGCTAGATCATCTACTGTCTCTGCTACGTTAGGCATACTCGCTATATCTGCATCTGCTTGAGCTTGTTCAACTGTTGCATTCAAATCTGCTTCAGCTTTATGGACTTCTGCTTCAGGTAAGTCTGCATTCCCTTTAGCATTCATATAACGTCCTGCTGCAAAGAAAATTGTACCAATACCCAAATTCATCAAAATCGCTGTAGGATCTGTAGCCATATCTTTGTATTGTTCAGCTTGTTTTTCATATCCCTTACCATCTAAATAAGCTCCTTCTGCATAAATAGATGCTTGTCCTACGGCTGTTGGAGCTACTACTAAGGCTGCATAGTCAGCTACTAGAGACTTTTTAAATACATTGGATACAGGTAGAAAAGCTAAAGCTGCATTCGTAGCACCATAAATATTAGAAGCTGTATCTGCTGTTTCCTGATCTACACCTAATTGCTGTGTAAGTTTGGTATGTTCTGTTGCTCTTGTACCTAAGCCTACTGTAGTAGCCATTCCATAAGGTCCTAATGGTGCGCCTACCGTACCTGCTGCTACAACTTCAGTAATACCAGAAGCGACTTGTCCTGCTTGACCTTGATTAAGCGGAGTAAAGGCTTCATTCACTTGTTGCATACGTTTATCTGCAACTTCATCACCTTCTACAAATCGGCTTGCAGCATTAGATACGGATGTAACACCTTTAGCGACACCTGATACTGCTCCTAGTCCGATGTCAGATAGTGTTCCACGTTTGAACTTCTTAGGATCTGTTAATTTCGTTTCATCAAAGGCTAAGTCTTGTTCTGTAAATTCTCCACTTAATAAGCCCATCTTTTTATCCTTGTTATTTCCAAATTCTCATAATGTACGGTTTTGCTGTTTTAGGATTCTTCATTACTTTGCCATTAGGCTGTAAGAACATGAACCATCCAGTAGCATTAGGTACAGGTTGTACTACGTGTGTTTTTAAAATGTCTTCGTCAGGAGGAAGATAGCCTGTCTCTTTTCGATACTCAGTTCTGAAATGATTTTTAATATGATCTTCAAAGCTTGTTTGAGTAAAGCCATACGGCATAAAGATGTAATTAGTATTTTTACCTAACTTCTGCTTATACGTTCCTCCTGTAGCAATATCGAATGCTTGTTTAGCCATTTCCTTATTGATCAGTGGATTACCTTTTTCATCACGTTTAATGATGTTCTCACCACGTTTAGCGAGTCCTAGATAAATGGAATAAGCTAAGTTTTGATAAGCTCGATGTTCATTTGTACCAATCGCTGTAGCATTGCCAAATTCAGATTGAATCGCATTATGAAACTCTTTCTCTACGCCAAGTACAGAAGCTTGTCCTGCATTGAGGATCTGCTTTCCTTCTAAAGCAACTTCTGCTGCTCGGATATTGGTATTGTGTAAGGTAATATCTAATTGGTTAAGTTTAGCGATACCCATATAGTCATAAGCATTCTTTTCACCACCAATTAGGCTGAAATACTCTTTTTGAGCATCTTTATTCTTTCCTGCCATTTTGGTTAGATCGGTTAGCATTGCCTTCTGTTGTTTAGGCGTTGCATCAAAATAACGATCTTTGAATGCTGTACGTTCTGACTTATTCCATTGGAGCAGTGAGCCTACGCCACCATTTGCTTTCTTTTGATCTGCTAGTAGATCTGTTGTTATCTGAGCCTTTTTAAAGTCAATTTGACCTGTTCCAATTTGTTCAGGAGTAACGGTATAAAGCTTATGACCTGTTTGAGCTTGTACTGAAGCTACAGGATCATCATTCGCTCGTTGTTTAGATGTAACTGCAATGCTTTTGAATACGTTTAACTTCTTCTGTAAGAGAGTCGCATCTTCTTGTGGTGTATTTTCCAGTTCTGAAGTCAGTCTTGCAATACTACGTTCCTGTTCAATTGGTGAAGCATCTCTAAACTTTTGAGCGTCTTTATTTAAAGCAATCGCTTCTTTGACTTCTGACTCATACTTTGTTCCTTTTACTGCTTCTAGTGTTTGATTAACCAAACTTTCAGATAGTGGATAGCCTGTAAAAGCATCTGCTACAAAGTCTTTGGTTAGCTGTGCATGTTCCTTATCCAGCTCCTTAGCTTTAATTTCAATACCTCTATTAATACGGCTAATAGCTGATTCAATATTTGCCTTATATGCATCTCTAGTCTCAATTTTCATGTGAGGAAAGACTGTATCTACATTCTTATGTAGTTCCTGTAGAGCTGTAATATCTTCTTGAGCTTCTAGGTTACTAAGTACACCCTTACCATCTGATAGATCTCTACGTTCATTCCATTTCTGAAGTGACTCTGTACGCTGTTCAGGCGTTAATACAGGATTACGTTTAACTGTATCTTCATATAATGCAAAAGCCTGATCCCTATTTTCAAGTTTAAGCGTAGCTTCTCCTACTTGTTCAAAGTCTGCATTGATGAACCTACGTTCTGTTTCAAAAGCCAATGGTTTAATGCCTGCTTGAGAGTCGTTATACATCTTTTCTGAATAGAAGTTGAATCGTTCTTTCTGCTTCTCAGGAATACGACCTACATAGTTTTGAGCAAGTTCATCTGTACGTTGTCTTAAATAGCTTTTAGCTATAGCTTCATCAAACTCACCTGTAACTAATTTCTGTTTAGTCTCAGTAATATAGTCCTGGTACTCAGCTCCATATTTAGAAGCTTCAATGTTGAACTGATACTGATCCTTTTCATCTTGGATCTTCTGTTCTTTGATAGCGTATTGTTGACCTACTTGAGCCAAGTTCCCAACTGCTTGAGCAACTTGTCCTGCTCCTGAATCTAATACACGACCAGGTTGAGCTTGTGGCATCACATTACCAAAGTTACCTAAAGGAATCTTTGCCATAATTAAGCCCACCCTGAAGCATTTTGTTTAAGTCTACTTGTATCCATTGTTAATGAATTAGATTGGATGTTTGATACAGGTTGAGTTGTAGTTGATGCTTTGCTCATTTGAGAAGCTTGTCCTGCACCTGATAAGATCGTTGATCCTGTATTTAAGATACCGCTTACTGTAGCGTTACGAGCTTGAGCCTTATAAGTTGAAGCATCTGTTTTATATTGTGCTGATTGATTCTTAGCATTAAAGAATGATGTCCAGGCATCTTTAGATGAGTTCAAACTAATATCGTCTTCTATTACATCTACGACTGTATTCTCTGCATTCAGATCTAGTCCGTTACTTGCCATCTGAGCTTGAGCTGCTGATGCTTGTTTCTTTCCTAGTTCACGAATACGAGAAGCTTCTACCCTTCCTGCACTTTCTGCATTTCTAGCATTTTGTTCTGCTTGTTTAGATTGTGCTTTAGCTTGGTTACGTGCGCTAACTGCTGCATAAGCTGTAGATGCTGCTGCTAAAGCTGTACTCACCCACATAGCGACTGCTGCTGCTCCTGCTGCTGCCATACTTACCTCATTATTATTTTTATTATGTTTTTATAGCTTCATCTCAAGAAATGAGCCTGTATGTTCAAAGCCAAACTTCTTGTAGAAGCTTATTGTTCTTTCTGTGTTGATCTTAGTTGCTGTGCCACATTGGATGATTGTTGCTCCTGCTTCTTTAGCCCATTCAATAAAAGCTGTGACAAGCATATAAGCTACTTTACTACCTCTATTATTAGAGCTAACAAATAAACAGTAATCAAAAGCCATAAGGCTTGTAGCACTAAACCATTCTCTCGTTAGTCCACCTACAAAACCGCCTAAGATCTTTCCTGTTTCATCTCTACAGACGAGTACGCATCCTTGTGATGGATACAGTATTAAAGTTTGAAGATGTGTTTTAACTGTTGCTAGGTCCATTGGACGCTGTGAGTATGTTGGAGATTCATTCCAAAATTGAACTGCTATTTCTAACAGCTCAGGAATGTCTAAAATTTTTGCGTGTTCTACTGTGTACATTATTCCTCTTCAATAAGATCTTGATAAAAATCAAGGTATAGTCCTGTTCTTTTATAAATAGTTTCAGATTTGATGCTACCTGAGAATGTAAGTGGCTGCTCTTTAGTTTCTTGATCAAGAAACCCTAGTGTTTGNAGTACTTGATTTTTAGAAGCACCGATAGAAGTAAACGCCATCGTGCTTAGATCATCACCTGTTCGAGGAAGCCCTTGTTCTGTATGATTTTCCACATTGTATAAATCTCGCTCTATTTGAGTCAGGATATGCTGATTAAGCTGTTCTATTACGTGAAAGTATTGATTTAACTTTTCTTCTGAAATTTGTTTTTTTACATATCTTTCAAAGGCTTTTGCCATAAAAATTGCCTGCTTTTCGAGGAATGTCTTCTCTAATATTTTAAAAACCTCTATGCCCAATCTTTGATTATCTGGGTTATCTTCTAAAAAGCGGTTTACTTCTTCTTGGTCTAAATCTAGTGTTTCAAGAAAGGTTTTAACTTGCAGATAATAAAGAGCGTCATTTGTTAGCTTGGCATATTCTTTTATTTCTGCGGCACTATTTTTTATAGCACTCCCCATATTGAAGGTCAGTGAGTCTGCTACAGCTATACCTGCATTTTTTGCAAATATTTTTATGATATCCATGTTAGACATTGAGGTAATACTCTTATTTTTAATAAGTTTATATTACCTTTCATTAATGTTCTGTTCCATCACTACAGCTGTTATATGAAGCGGTAATGGTTCAGATTGTTCAATGATTAGTTTAAAGCTGTCAAAGTCAGCCCATCCGTTCATCTCGATTCTCTTATTGCCTGTAAAGGGTTTAGGAGCTTCAAATAAGTTCTCTGTAAACTGCTTCAGCTCGACCATCTCCCCATTCACTGTAGGATTGAGAGATTCATATAGATACAGGTTGATATGGTTGATCTTGATAATGCTTGGACTTGATGTTGCAGGACTACCTTGTAGCTCAGGAGCAAATAAACTTACTCTCGATGTGAACTTGCGACCTATATAGACCTGATGGACTGATGGATCACAATCAATGGTTAATGTATTGCCTTGTCTGTTTAAGATTGGAAGTGAGTAGGTTGAATTGCCGTCTTTGTAATAAGCAGCTACATCATTTCCTAATACGCCAATCTGTGTATGTTCGATGATACAAGGATTGTTATGCTGTACGTTGACTTTGATTACTGAGTCTAATAACAGCTCTTCCTTCATCTGTTCAATCTGTACTGTTCCATTTCGATTGACTAGAAAATAAAGTCTGTCAGATCCAGTCGTAGAAGGTAATGACGTTACGCTTAATACTGTTCCACCTATATCATGTGTTGACCATGCTATAACTGACTGCTCTCTATTCAGTGTTAGGCTTGCTAATTTTCCGTTGCCTAATGCAAACCAAATAATAGAATCAGGTTCAGCACAATATACCATCTCTTTAAAACCACCATTCTTCTTAGCAATGTGACTTGCTAATACTGTCAGTTCTGAAGATGTTAGTGAGTCAATGGAATAGTCATAGAGCAATGTACGGACTCGTTCTGCTCCACGTTGTACGAAGATAAGTTCTGATCCTACTTTCAATGGCTTGATGTTTTCTGTTGACCCAAAACTTGTATGTTCTAGGATTGAAGTATTAGTAGGTGTCATTGCATTCTGTGAACTGATGACTAATTCAGATCCCCCTGTCATTACACATATACCTCTTGATTGAGCTAGATGTAGTACGTTGGTTAATTGGTCTGAACTTGCTGATACTGTAAAACTGTCTCCATCTGCTACTGTTGGAAGGAAGTTTGTTACATCCCCTACCCTACTCAGCCATACATAGTTTGGATAGGTTTTAGTTCCTGCTATCACAAGACGCTGCTGATACATTGTCACGGCTCTTGGATACCCTAGATTGACTTCAAAGATGTCTTGTTTAAGAGTCCAGCTATTGCCTATAGCTTCAATATCAGTATTTAGTTTTAAAAGAATCTCACCGAGTACTGTACTTGGACTGACATACTTATCTATTCGTATAATACCTTCATTGATAAATACAAATTTATTAACATCTGCTGCTGTAAAAGCTTGTGCTTCTGTTACAGAAGTTGTACCCCAATACTCATCTGGTATTGTTCCACCTTGAGAGGGTTGTCCTAATGTGGGTGTATTTCCTTGAGTGATCTTTTTAGCTCTAAAGTAATACCTTGTACCGCTAATTGTATGATGACAAATATCACCCACCTGATAACGCTTAGTACTGTCATATACAGCATAAGCTGAAGCAGTTAATGTTACTGTCTTTCCTGCATTCTTTTCGTTTGGTTTAAGCGGTAATGTTGGAGTAGTCACTTCTTCCAGTGGCGGTACATAAAAATCAAATTCATCATAAGCCCAATTGGTTAAGTCTTCTGAAGCTCTTACCCAGGCTAATGGATGCTCGCTGTGTGCTATAAAGAATTGATACCTATTTTGTGTATAGTTAATTTCTTTTATATCTTGAACTGTATATGGAGTTACTAGGCTTTTAATTAATGTTCCGTTGCTATCCAATACATCTATTGATAGAGCTTTAAAAACAAGTAGGTAGGCTACTGAATGACTGATAATGAATGGAAGGATTCTAACTGCTCCTTCTGTTACTGCTGTAACTGCCGTACCACCTCTACGCTTTAAGCCCCCTTCTACAATTGGAAGAAAGTTCAGCATCTCTTTTGTGCCGTTCCTATATTGCTGTAGATCGGTACGCATCCATATATGTGGACTTAGTTCGCCTGAAGTGAAGTTGTTTTTAATTAGGTTGATCTTAGCCATATTAGCGACCTCTGATCAGTGAATAGTCTGAATCTTTAAAGAATTGTTGTGATGGTACTTCTTGTGCCTGTACTGCTTTTGCCTGCTTGATAAGCTCCTGACATTGCATGTAATAGCTGTCTGCTGTGCCTTGTGAGCCTGTTACAGCTTTAGTGATCTTTGATGCTAGATAAAGGATTAAGCATTCAATAAATAGGCTGTCGTATGTTTCTTCATTCTTGTTATCGAATACATAGACCAGGTTAAGTTCTGATTGATCTGAAAGAAGTCTATCTGTTTCTACAACATAGTCTTCTGTATTTGCATTGATGATTCTGATTAGATCATCGGGTAATTGGAATTGATATGAATAGCCAAACTCAGGTTGAGTTGAGATTGGATTTAACTTAATGCGCTTGGTTGAGCATTGAAAAGGATGAAGTCTAAGTAGTGCTTTTCGACTTGAATCATAGACTGTTCTCATACGTCTAGCTGTACTTGTGTTCTCTTCAAAACTTGTAATTGAATCTGCTCCAATTAAAGATAAAGCTTGATTTGCTATGTCTGTCTTTGTCGTCATGTAGCTTCCTTAGTTATTGTTATTATTAGGTATTGAAAGCCCCCTACCCTGTTACAGATAAGGAGCTTTGATTTTTTGTTAGATCTATAGATAGAGCTATTAAATCTTAAACTTAAACGCTACTACTTTGAGTTCATTTGTCCTAACAGCCCCTACGGACTCGATATGCCCGATGCTGTGGAAACGGTTAGCTGTTTCAACTTCTACAATCTTTAATGGAGAGATAGAGTTAATACCTACTTCTACTGCTGATTTCGTGTAAGCCACACCTGTTGCAGATAAACCATCTGCTGCTGTAATGCCTTCATAGTGAACCCAGTTAAAGCCTAAGAAGTTACTGATCTCACCACGTTGGAGCATTTGTCCTGCAAGGTAATCTGCTGAAGTGAGAGTCGTATCTGCTAGTAAAGCATTTAGTAAGTCAGCGTTATACGTTACATAGATTTCTTCATCGTCAGCCAAGTTTTTAGTGAACTTAGTACGGATGTCGATAAGCAATTTTTTAGTGATCGGAGCTGTAGTTGTACCTAAGATTTGAGTAGCAGGAAGAGCTACGTTTGTATAAGTATCTGCACCAACTTCTTTACGTGGAGCGTTACCAAGAAGAGCGTTATATACAACTGAATCAACCTTGCGATTCCATTTTGAATGTAAGCGAGTTAATAGTTGATCTTGTGGATTAGCTTTTAATTTAGGTAGATCCTGAATAGCCAGGCGACTGAAATTAGAGAAGTCATTCATTGTTGCTAAACGAGAAGCGAATGATGCATCTACATAAGATGTGTTACCGAAACGATCAGGAGTTGCCAGTACATCACCTAAAGTACTCATTTCATTCACAGTAAATGAGCTACCTGTTACTGAGCCAATATTGGTTACTGTTGATAATAGTTTAGATTCTTTTTGTTCTAATAGTGCTACATAAGTATCTGCGTACTGACGTACAAATACTGAATCAATGCTTGAATATGCCATTGTTTAAGTGTCCTTTTAATTAAGATTTTTTATTGTTTTTTTAGTTTTGTTAGAGCTATTATTAGCTCTATTTTTTATTGTGGTTGTAGAGCTTGTTGTTTGTCTCAGTTATCCATATCGGGCTGATAAGAAGTGATACAGGTCACATGCTCTACACAAGGACTCTGTATGGCTTAAAGCTTTATCTGAACGCCACTTCAGGAGCTATTGGTTTACTTTCTTAGGCTGTCGTAATACGAATCAATCTGAGCCTTCACTGACTTATGATCAGGATGTTTAGGATTAAAGAACGCTTCACTACGCATTAAAGATTGGATGTCTACGTTGACAGGTGTACCGTTTGATACTGGCTTGTCTTCTGTCATCTGTGATCCAAAGTAAGCACCCATTTTGATAAAGGCTACGTTATTGCCGATCATTGGATCATTGATCTGTTCGTCTGTAATGCCACATGCTCTAGCAGCTTTAACTGCATTAAATATGTTCTTCTCATAATCCTGACCCCAATCAGATTGAAGTGTCTGTACTGTTGTATCCGTATCTATCTGTGAGCTATTGGATACCAGGTTGACGGCACGTTTATCGTATTCAGAAATGAGGAAGTCGAGTTGTTTATTCGTGATCCCATGCTTATGAGCTTCAGTTAAAAACTCTTTATTTGATTCATCTGCTTTAAATTCTTCAAAGTCAAAGTCTTCACGTTCTAGTTTGTACTCATCTACAGATTTAGGAGCGACTTCTCCTGTACCTACTTTCTTTTCCAGGTAGCTGTATGATTCATTCATCTTGGCTACAGTGGCTTTATAGTCTACTGATCCATCTTCTGCTGTTACTTTAAACTTCTCAGGAATAGCTGTTTCAATAGAGCTATCATTAACTGTACTTAATACTGTAGATGCTGTTGTATCTTGTTCAATTGTTTGCTGTTGTTCTAAGTTATCTGTCATTCTTTTTCTCTTTTTTAATTCTCATTACTTAGGTTGTTCTGCTTCTTTAATACGTGCCAAGATGAAGTTGATTACATCCTGTTGACCTAAATTAAATGCTGTTTGTGTTGCTGAGTCTTTATCAAATGCTAGTTTGGTATGGAAGATTGAAATGAGTTCATCTAATACGTCTATGCCTTCGTTACTGGTAAAAACTCTTTGATATTTATTACTGTTCAAACATTGCTCCTAACTGATCAGGTGTCATGTTCTTTGCTTGGTCCTTAGCTATGTCTAAGCCTGTCTGACCTACTTGTGACATGAGAGCTTGCTGTTGTTGTTGCTCTTGCATTGCTTGTTGTTGTTCTTGTTTGACTTGTCTTAACTCTGCTATCTCTTCATCTGTTCTAATCGCTTCTACAGGTACAGATAATGCATCTGCCATGACTTGTACCATTGCATCTAGGTTTAGGTTATCCATCACTGTCTGATCAATCTGTGCAATCTGAGATACGTTCATCATCAAGTTTTGAATCGCTGTTACCCATTCTAGTTTTTGAGATGCAGCCATAGGATTGATGAAATTAAAACTAATACGTGATGCTTGCATTAACTCTTTAGGAGCAGGTGGTAGTACCTGTGAACGCATTGCTAATCCCCATGTACGTTCAAGTAATACTTGTAAGTATTCAGATTGCATACGAGAGAAAATTGCGCCTAATTGATTGCGATATACCTGTACTCTTGCTTGGATCTCTGTAGCTGTTAATGGTGAACTGCCTTGAGGTGTTAATTGGTCACTCATCAAAGTACGTTTAATCTTCGCTTGGAAGTGTTGAAGGAAGTCTAGTCCTAGTCCTACTGAAGCTGATCCAGTATCCAATCGTTTAATTGCGTCTACACTGTTTGCTGCAATGATTGCATTAGGTCGAATACGAAGTGTATTAGGATTAACTACACCGTCATGCTGTGCTACCCATAAGCCACCCAAATTAAGTTCTGCTGTTTGTAGAGATAGTTTAGTTAGTTGGTTAGCTGTCTTAGCATCACTGATCACCATAGATCCCATACCTAAACCGTAATGGCTGTCAGGTATCTTCTTGAATCGGGATACCACACATGGGAACTCTTCAAATCCTGATTCTTTTAGGATGTGTTTTGATTGAGATTCAATTGTGTATGAAGCGAAAGGCATTGATGTTGAAACACGTTTACCTTCTTCACCTTTAACAAACTTACTGTCTCTAGGGAAGATTGCTTGAACAAGTGTGAACTTCTGATCAGGTTTCTTTTCTAATGCTGTTTTAACTTTTTCTGATACGTTGTCTATTCCAAACTCAGATACGATCTGTTCTGCTGATAACTCAAACTCCCTATAGATTGTGTCGATCAACCCATTTGCTTGTGTTGAGCTGATATAGCAGTTGCCAATAGACCAGGTATTAAATGTAAAACCGCCTTTGTCTCTATTCGTATCTGCATACAATACTGCCCATCCTGCCACTACTAGATCTGTTAGAAAGTCTGTGACTTCTGAATCAAAGTTAGATGCATGAATATTTCTAAATAGGAATTGATCTACTTGGCTTAACCATTGTTCGCCTTGTGTGAGCTGAGAAGGTGTATCTACACCGCTTGGAACTGATTTAAACCAAATACTGACAGGGCTTGTAGTACCACTAACAATAGAGCTAACAAGTAGTTGAATACTTTCTACTGCTGTTGTGTCGAAGAGGTCTGTACGAGCCTGTTTACGTTCTTGTTCTAAAGCTAATGCTGCTACATCTGTAAAGCTTTGCTGACGTTCAGGAGCGCAATATTTATAACATTCCTTCCAATGAGCTTCGTGCTTAATTCGATCTGTTTTGAGTTGGGACAAACGCTTTAATAGTTGTTGTGCGTTCATCTAATTATCACGTTCCTGTCTTCGTTCTTGGTGGACTGATTGCTGATAAAGCTGTTTGACCATCTACCAAACTGCCTAATGCTGTACTTTGTTTGTTTTTACGTCTTACTGCTGAGTTCTCATTAGATTCTTTCTGAGCTAATTCCTTAGCTTTACGTTCAATCTCTTCAGGTGACTCTTGCTGTACGACCTTCGGTTTTGATCCCATTACTTTGTTTCCATGTTTGTTGTTTTATATGTTGTTGGGCGTTTCTTGCGACCAGGCTTCTTGTCCTTCGGATCAAGCCAAACGATGAAGCTGTTTGTCTTGAGCAAAGCCAAGATCCTTAACGCTGTCTAGGTGCGTCTTACCGTTCTCTTTGTTCTAAAAGATTCGTGGCATCCAATGTTGCAAAATGCGTGTGCGTGTACGTGCGTACATAGGTATATAGAAGGGCAATCTAATTCTTTATCTAGCACTTGGATCTATGCAGTCTTTTCTTTAGTTCTCATTATTGTTGTACTGTAGTCTTTGTATTGCTAGGTATTAGATAGTCTCTTTTTTAAAAAGTATATATGTCTGTTTAAATACAGATCTTGTTTATATTTATTATAGAGCTATTGATAGAGCTAAAACAAAACCAAATTAGAAAGAGAAAAACTAAAATGGTTTGAAAAGGGGATAGTCAGCCTACCTAGATAAGCTGATTAGAATTGATAGATTATTTAAAGGAAATATATAAATGACTTGCTTAGATTGTTATTCTTTTACTCAGCCTAAGCTACTGAATAAGTAATATGAACTATATCATATTATGAATATTTTGTCAACACCTAATACTATATATAGTATGCTTGAAGATTAAAAGCACTATATATTGTATTCTAATTCATTGAGGGTGCTATATATTCTTGCGTGATTCTTTCTAAGTTTTCGTTACAATCATATTTAGCTTCTCTAACTTTTTTTACATCTTGTTCATATGTATGTTTAAGTCTTTCTACGACTTTATCTCCCATACTCAACATAGCTATTTCATTCAGATATATATTCAGACAGGTTTGATCTAAATCACTTCTTTTAAACTTAGCATCTTCAATCATCATTTGCTCATAAGTCATTTGATCTGATGTTTCATTCAGATACTTCAGATGAGCATTCTGTTGAAGAGCCGCATCCTTTTTCAGCCTTTGTAAGTAAAAGAAGCCAAAAGCTTTTAGATGATTTTCTGCTGTTATTTTTAAAATTGGGTAGATAGGACTTTGAATACTATCTGAACCTGCATGAGCAATTGAGATGCTAGATACAGCTATGAGAGCGAGTAGAGAAGTTCTTAGTTTCATTTTTTGTACCTATTTTCGATCTCTAAAAGTTGCTGATCAAAAGCTTTATTACAGCTCATACCTATTTGCTTTTTATTTTCTTCAATTTCTTTTTTTGTTGGATTTATATACAGTCGATCTGCATATTCATCCCCAAAAAGATCACGATTTTTTTCAACAAGATCTATCCAGCTTCTTAAAGTTAGATTACTCAAACATAATTTTGTTTTCTTTTCACTCAAAGTTCTTGCACTTGAAACAGCAACATCATTAGACATTTTCATGGAATCGAAAAGTTGGGTTATATACATAGCTTGAGCTGAATTAGACAATTTTGATGCAGGAAAAAAATAGGTGTCTTGATCTCTTGCTTGTACTTCCATAGTCAGTAACAGAAGTAGCATTAAATTGAGAATTTTCATTGTATAAGTTGTTGTAGAGCTTCAGATAATTGAGTGTAGCATTCAGTTGTTGAGCCGTTAAATGAGATTTTAGGCTTATAGTGAAATTCCTGCATCTCAGTTTTGAATGCTACTTCCAGGTCATAGACTGCTTCTGCTGTATCAGGAAGTTCGAGTAGGATCTCCCATTCGTATGGCATTGCCTTCACAGTACCGTATCGAGTTAAAATGTTATTGACTGTGATACCGAGCTTATAGAAGGTCTCTTCTTTATCCCAACATTTGATTAAGTAGAAGATAGGTTGACCACCGTTCTTGATTGATTGGTCTAGAAAAGACTGACGTTTGCATCCTTTAATTTTCATTTTAATGATCTCTTTAGCAACCCATTAATAGGTCTTGTAATAGGTCTTGTAATTAGTTATATTGTATTAAGGCTTGTAGCGTATCG